ATCTTTAGACTCTGCAACCACTCCGCTGTCGTCAGCGTTATCTTCTTTAGTTTCATTTTTTTCTTCTTTTGGTGTTGGTGGTTTATCTAAATTTACCTTAATGACATTGTCATTTTCTTGAGTATCTTTAATCTTAACTTTCACCACGTTTTCATCACCTGGATCTTGTTGGTTTTTCGTTGTAGTTTCTTCAACTACTTGTTCATCTTTTTCTTCCATAATATAATATAATAATAATTAATAATTTTAACTAGGGTCAAACGCTCCTAAATTAAATCCTCCACCTAGTATATCATTACCTGCGGACTCAAAGTTTTTAGGTGCTTTTCCACTATTTCTTTGCTCAATCATTTCTGATTGCTGTGTAGCTTGTATTTTTGTTCTTTCGTCTTTTCTATCTTCTTTTTCTTTTTCTCTACTTTTAATTCCATCTACTTCAGTTTCTTTTAACTGCATGTTGTATTGAAACTCTAAAGCCATTAGTTCTTTTTTAAGCTCAGCTTCTTTTTGCATTTTTTGAGTATCTATTTGCGCTTTCATTTGCTCAAATTGAGCTTTACTTTGATTTAACATTTGTTCTTTTTGCATTTCTAATTGAGCGGCAGCTTGAGCAGCTTGTGTATTAGACTGTGTTTGAGCTTGTATATTTTGTAATTGAAGTTGTCTGTCTTTTTCTTGTTTCTTTTTTCTTCTTATTTTAAGAAGTTGGTTTGCTAGTTTAATATTTTTTATGTCTCTTAGATCAATAGCATCTTCTAAATCTATTGTTTTTTGTTGAATTGCCATTTGAATATTGTTTTCTAACATTGCTTTTTCTTCTTCATCAGGTATTAAATCTATAAATATACCAAAGTCATACAAATGCAAGCTAGACATCTCTTCAAGAGTTGCCATGTTATGAACACCAATAGCTTGTATAAAAGCATCTTTTGTTGGTGAGTATTCTATAATGTCTGATATTCTAAGAGATAAACACTCTGCTGTTTCAGCTGTCAAATATAATCCAGCTTGCAATATGTGTCTTGTTGCTGTGTTTGAATTTGCCGCTGCTAATTTTTGTACACCAACTAAAGCATTTTTATCTGGCGTGCTGCCATCTCTAGCTTCATTCAAACCAGTTACATCTCTTATCATCTGTAGATAATAATTATAGTTACCGATAAGAGCTTGCATTTTATTACCACCACTACCAGATGTTATTTCTTGTATAGGTACTTTACCAGGATTCATATCGCCTTCTGACGTAAAGCTTCTTCCTATTACGGAACCAGTTTGAAAAAACATGTTTAACGCTTCTTGTGGATTATAATTAGTACCATTACCAAGATCAACTTCAGCCAAACCATCTGCGTCTAAGTAAACACCATCAGGCACCATGCGCGACATTACTTGTTGCAGTTTTAAATGAGTTAATTGAATCATATCAGCAAAGCCAGTAATACGCTTTACTAATGAATCAATTTTGCCGTTATACATTCTAGGAGCTACAATAGCGTAATTCATTTTGACTTTAGTATAGTCACTTTTAGGTCGCATCATATTTTTTGCCATTTCCCATCTAAGCAATTTATTTGTTCCTAAAATCATAGCGCCATCATATAAACACTCTATAGATCTTAAAAGTCTAGAATAACCACCTTCTTTGTCTGTTGGTGGATTAAACGTGTCGTCTTTAGGTATTATTTTGTCAGCACCGGTTCCAGTTTCTTTTATTTTGTAAACTTCATTCATATATGTTTTATAATTAAAATATAAAACTTGAATAGTATTGTTATCTTCTTTATCTACAGAATATCTTGTGTTATAATTATTTCTATTGTAACTTTTGTTTTTCATTATATCCTCAAGATCACTTTCTGTTAAATGAGGAAATTGTTTTGCTAATTCGTTTACAGGTATTGATTTAACCTCTCCAACGTAGTATATATCTTCGAAGTATGGAGATTCTGTGTAAGAGTAAACTAAGTTAGCGGGATCAACATAATCAACAGTAACACCTTCAGAAGTATTAAAAGAAGTTTTTACAGCTCCAATACCTAAAACGGTTAAATCGTAATAAAATCTTTTCTTTGTTAATTCATAATTATTACCATCTAACAAAACGTTTAAAGCTTGTTCTTCTGCAATCTCAACCGCTTGCTTGTATGTTAGCTGCATATGAAGTTCTAGCTCTTCTTTTGTTTCTGGTAAAGTTTCCTCGTCGTTTTCAGCTAAATTTATACCAAAATTTTCTTTTGAAAATTCATTAAACTCTTTTGTTCTCATATCCGAAAGAACAGACTCCATGTACTTTGTTCTTTTTGCAACGCCATAAGAATCTTGTGAGTAAGCTTTTATATCATAAGTTCTTTCAGCTATACCATTTACAACTATGTCTACAAATTTAGATATTATAGGCACAGGTGTCCAGTCTAAATTTAAATAGGACAAATCACCGTTTATAGATAACTCATCCTTATATTTTTGAGCAGACTGCTCACCTCTAGCGTACAACCTTAAATTGTGAAAGTTGTTTTGATTAGATCTATATTTATTAGTATTTCTATCTTCATTAAACCATTCTGTTTCTATAGCTTTAGCTACTTTTAAGCCATAATCATAGCTTAGCTTTTCAGCATCACTTACTGTTTGGCTTGGAAAATAACTTTTACTAGAATATGCCATATTTATTTTATTATTTGTGAATTATTCCCAGTGTTACTATACTTAGAAATATTTATATTTAGTTTAGGTTTTTCAACCTTTGCGTTTGGCGCGTACAAGTGCCTATTGTTTGCCATAATAGCTAAACCAGAACTTATAGATGCATCGTATTTTGTTCTTTTATTTATATCGAATTTACTCCAATCATTTAACAAGGCGTTAAAGTATAAATCTCCAAACGTACCGTCTTGTCTCATACCCACGTGATCTTGTATATACATTTCAATTGCGGCTGCGTGTGCTTGTTTTATATCCTCACTAGAGTTTGGTATACCACCTACTTCTTTTTCTGCCACAGATAATTTGTTCCATGATTTGTCAGGTCTATTCATACTAAAACCTCTATAACCCCTACGTCTTAAATAATATAAAAGACGTGGTTTGTTGTTCTCTGCAAGTATTGGCATACCATAAAACACTAATGCCATCAAAACATCTTCAAAGAATATTTCAGCTGTAGGTGGTCTTGATAAGTATTCTAAAAAAAAGCTATTCGCAGGGGCGTCCTCCATACTAAACCTGGTTAAGCCGTGTAATGCTCCTTTAGAACCTTCTCCATCTACAGTACCTGATATATCATAAGAGTCACAACCAAATGCTCCCATGTGTTCATTACCAGGATATTTTATACCGTTTTTAATTACCACTCTATTTTGTAATTGCTGAGGTGGAACCCAGCTAAGTTTAAATCTACCTTTGTTATCTGGGTAAAATATTACTTGCGAATCTTTTATACCGTTAACCCATTGAAAATTACCAGTTGTAATACCTAAAGATCTACCTAGTTCCTCGTTGTAGTCTATTTGTTCATATATTTTAACAAGATTAAAAATAGAATTTTTAGTCTCATCTCTAAACGCGTGCTCTGTAGTTCTAGGAAACTGGCGGTAAAATTCATTTAAAGCGTCTTGATCATCTTTTAAACCATCAGCTTCGTTTTGCCAGTTATCTATTACGCCTATATCTATTAGTTCACCGTCTGGGGCAAACACATCTGTGTCAGGAGTAGTGAATACTGGAACTCCGTACTCGTCAATAAATCCTTCGTAGTTCCATTCCATTGGGATAAACAAAGAGTATAAACCAGATTTTGTTTGACCGTTTCTATTTCGTTTAGTGACATCTGATGCATTGTATAATTTTTTAAAGTTATCACCCCCTTTATCTAAAGCGTTTGATGTTGAACCCATCATACACTTACCAACTATTCTACTACCTAATCGTAAACATGTTTTTGTAACTCTCCAGTTGTTTAGTATATTGTCAGGCCTTTCCCATTTACCACTTTCATCGTGTACTAGTAATGCTAATTTTTCACCATCATAGCTATTGTCACCTGTGTTTTTCCAATCAATAGTTGTATCTAACCCTTGTATATCTTCCAGCTTTTCATTAGCTG